TTGTTGTACCTTTGAATGCGGATGGTAAGATTGATGCAGCTTATTTGGATGGCCAGCAATCCCCCGTACAAGGTGTAGATGGTACTTATACTACTTCTACTCTTCCTGGATCTCCTACTGAAGGTATGTTCATTTATACCTCAGATGATAAGAAGTTCCGGGAGTATAATGGTTCTGAATGGGAAGTAGTAGAACCCAAGCAGGATACTCTGTATAACTTCCGTAACAATCCACCTTCAGGTGATTCTGGACGAGTTAATATTCTTTATCGTTGGGATGGTGCCCAGCTTGCAGAGGTATCTTCTACAATCTCAATTGGTGAAGTAACTGGTACTGCTTATGATGGTGGTAAGGGTAAGGCTAATAGGGATGCTATTAGCTCTCTCCCGGGAACTCTGGTATCTAATATTACTAAAGGTTTAGTAAATCGTACCTCTCTAGTCATTCATGTAAATGTAGCTGCTAAGTCTGGTCTGAATTATAAGTCTCCGGCTGCAGCTGATATTCAATTTACGGCTGCTACTGCTTCGGTTGCTGGTCTCATGAGTGCTACTGATAAGAATCGTTTGGACACTCTTTATACTCAGATTTCTAAGACGGGTAAGTTTAGTTTCTTGGATGGTACAGTAACTCCTTCAGGTACTACAGTAGTAATTAAGAACCAGGTAATAAATACCGCTTCTGGAGAGCCTACAGATACTCCTATTACTCTTCCTGCTGCTACTACTACTCTTGCCGGTGTAATGTCTGCTGCAGATAAGAAGAAGTTGGATGGTATTGCAGAAGGTGCTAATAAGTATGTTCTCCCGGTTGCTACTTCTTCGGCTCTTGGTGGTATAATGATAGGTTATACTGAGAACGGTAAAAATTATCCTGTAGAACTCAGTTCAAATAAGGCATTTGTAACTGTACCTTGGACGGATACTAAGGTTACTCAAGCTGCCGCTATTTCTACTGATGGTTCATTTAATGTATTGCTTGGTAATTCGAATAATACTAATGCCGAGACTGCTGGGGTTAACAAGGCAGGGGGACTTACCTATAATCCTTCTACTAAGGTTCTCTCTACTACTACTTTCAAGGGTGCTCTCAATGGTAATGCCGATACCGCTAGCAGTGCAACTAAGGCTACTCAGGATGCAAGTGGCAATGTGATTACTACTACTTATGCAACTAAGTCAGAAGTTACATCACAGATCGAGGCTTTGATTTCTCGTATTGCTGCACTCGAGGCTGCTCTTACAATTCAGAATGTATAAATTTAATAACATAGGGATAAGGGATTAGGTTCTCTTATCCCTTTTAAAGTTTTTGCTTATGGCTTTCATGAAATTTTATGTGGGTACAGAGGCTAGTATTCAGGAACACCTGGATGGTATATATTTGGCAACTGATACCCATAAGATATTTTATAATGGTTCTGCCTATGGAGGTAGTGAGGTAGATTTAAGTAATTATCTTACTAAGGATTATCTTAAAGGCTATACCCTTTATGGAAGTAATACGGGTACTGTTGATGATAAATCTTCCGTAATTATAAAACTTATATATAATAATAGAGAAAGGTGTAATGGGAGGTTTGCCATATTAAGTAGAGGAGAAAATTATACAGCTGATCAGGCTAGTGTACTTATTAAAAATCAATATGGTGGAAATTCATACGGGGGGTATGCAGCTGGTGGAGTTTATTTTACTGCTGGAGGTGTATATTCAGGAAATAAAGGGTCATATGTAAATCCTCGTATAGTAGTTGGTGAATTAATATATACAGAACAGTGGGGTACAGATGCTGTAAATAGTTTGGGTTATCCTAACGACTGGGGTAATAGATCTATATTAAGTAAGAATAAGTTAGATTTTATTACGGAGGATAATGAATATCCGTTACGAATTGGTAAAGTGAGTTTGGAGTGGGGTATAAGTATTCAAGATAAAACTTCTTCAGATCTCCTTCATGCAGCAGGTGGTACCATTTCTATCAGTGAACTTAAGTCTCAGTTAAATATTCCTGATACTTCCACATTGCAAAGTGCTATAGGTACCAATACATATACTGGAGCTAATTATATCTCTAAGGAAACTAACCTTACTGAAGCAGTTCTCCAGTTGGATGAGGAAATTAAGGCTACTAACGATAATCTTGCACTCGAACATACCAATGCTGAAGCTACGTATGCCAAGAAAACTGAATTAAGTAATCAAATCGAGGTTGTACAAGCTAGTGTAGATTCTACCAATACTAAGATAGTAAATGCTAAACTTAGTATGGCAAGTTGGACTTCCGGAGCTAATGCTACCAAACTTACTTTTACGGGAAGTAGTGTAGGATTAGGTGGAACTCCTGCTATATTCTTTGCTCAGGGAGGTATTACAGGAGGTGGTAATACCATACCTACCCAATCTTGTATTAGGTTTGAAGGATGCCATATATACCAGGATTCTAATGGATTTTATGTATCTTTACCTAAAGCATCTGATACCTCCGATGGTGTTATGAGTGGTGAGGATCACAAGAAGTTGGGAGGTATATTAAATACTACTAAGAACTGGGTAAATGAAGTTAGGAATGATTCTATACCTACCTTACCTTCTTCGGCTACGGTATATAAGATTATGGATTTGCCAGGTATGTCAGCAGAATGTAGAGCTTCACTTTATCTAATATGTGTACCAATTAGTAGTTCTTCTGATAAACCTCGAATATATTACAATGATGAAACTTTGTGTTATTTACAACCAGTAATAAACGGCACATATCAATATGCTACTGGCATTATGGTATTACCTGATTATTCTATTTCAGGTATTTATTTAGGAGAAACTTATGATTATATAGATCATTAACTATGGCAAGAATACCTAATGTAACCATACGTTCAGAACCTTGGAAAATTCTCCCTATGAAAGGAGAGGATTTTCAGGGTTCTATGAACTTTTTTATTAAAGTGGATGATGGTAGAGCTAGGAAAGTTCAAGCTTTTCTGGATGAATTTCCTGGAGAGATTTATATGGGATCCTTCTTTGGAGCTCGTAAGTTTGCAAGAAAATTACATCAGTTAGTAAGAAGATGTATAAGAACAGGTATTCCTCCAAAGGGGGTTTCTTGGCCACCTCATGCAGCTTCAACTGTTAAAAGGTTAGGAGCCCATAAATTATTAAATCTTACGGGATTTTATTTAAAATCCATACGTATAGTAGAGGATCTTTATAGGGATACTATTGCAGTGGGATTACCAAAAGGACTAAGAAGACCTAGCAATATTAAGGGTAGCCATAGTATGACTATGAAGCAAATTGCTCAAATTTTAGAGTATGGAGGTCCTAAAATCCCAGCTCGACCTTTGTGGAGACCGGCTTTTCAACAAATAGGAGGTAATGCTAGATTAAAGAAGGATATAATCAATGGTATTAGGAAACAGATTCGTTCTAAGTTGGTATCCGATCAGAAATATAACATCAAGGGTATAGGTTATGAAAAAGAGATGCAAAGAGGATACCGAGGAAATTGGGGAGATTTTTGGAGTGATGTATCTTTTAAATCCACACCTTCTACTTATATTCCTCATTCTGATGGTCCTGATGATTTACCCTTTTAATTGAAACTACTATGGTACAATCTGAAGAAATCGTAGAGAGGACCTTTTATGTAAGTCTTCTTAGTACAGCCGTAAAAATGGGCTATACTATTAATCCCGATGATTACCTACCAGCATCTCCTGAAAATGAGCAGAGATATAATGCCGATAAAAACTCTATAGAGAACTTTGTTAGTATATTTGGTGTAGGTAATAACCATGCCAGAGGTGCAAAAATTGCTCCAAGGATAACGGTAAATCTCAATGCTTATTATCCTGGGATGATTGGAATGGAAAAATTTGGTATAGAGGCAGACCAAGGCAATCAGTTCAATCTTATAGAGTATCCCTTTGAAACTAAGGATATATCCATAGATATCCATTTGGTAGCTAAGAATATGCAAGAATTACGAATCTTGCATAATATTATGTATAGGGCTTTGCCTGCTAGAGGGTATATTAGACCTTATCTAAATAATTACTACGAATGGATAAGCCAAAAAGTACTACCTTCAGGGAATCTTTATATTGAGATTGCTAATTGGTATGACTATGATGATAAAGAACATGGCTTATTAGAGAAGGTATATAATTATACTTGTGTAGATGGAGTTCTCAATGAATATCATGATGAGGAGATAACTATTGCTCCTATTAATGATATCCTTACTTTAATAGGCACCTATGATAAAGAAGAAAATGATATGTTACCTCTACATATCTCAGAGTAATATTGCGATACATTAATTTGTAATTAAAATAGGTATAACCTTTTAAAAATACAACAATATGTCAGTTTCACCTTATGTAAAATTCAATTTCCAAAACAATAATGTGATGGAAACAACTCCCTTAATGGGAGTATCATGTATACTGACTAGAACTACTAAAGGTCCATTTAATGATCCTTCTAAGGTAATTACCTCTTATGCCCAGTTCCAAAGGGAATTCGGTGAAGAGATATGCCCAGATGGTACCGTATCCAATGTTAAAAAAGCATTGGAATTAGGTTCTAAACTTAGGGTCATAAAAGTATTGGGTCAAGTAGCTGAAGAGGGTCAGTATGGTTTCTATGGAACCTTAGATAACCTAGAAGAAAAAGGAGAGTCTAGTCCTTCCATGAAACTACTTGCTGTAAATGGTAAAAATCTTAATGTTAAGATAAAATATATCGGACAAGAGAGTGATAAATTCCGAATATCTTTAAAGAGTAATACCTCTGAAAATGGGGTAAGTACTCTTAAGTATGAGATATATGATTTGAATTCTGAGGATCTTGTAGAAACTAATACCCTTATTAGTTTTAAAAATGCCGTAGAAGGTTCAGATCAACCCGGAAGACCCTCAAGAGATTTGCCTGCTCAAGTAGACTATCAAGCTCTTAGTGATGCTTTAGATAATTCAGTATACCTCAAACCTGAGGATGATGCAGAATTCGAAAAGATACTTAGTGATCTGAGGGTATTGGATCAGTCTACCAATAAATCTCTCCCAATAAGTATTATAAGCAAAGGTACCGAGAACAACTATTTTATCCCTCAGTATGAGGTAACCCCTGCCATATCAGGTGAGGGTGGCATATCTGATACCCAAACTATCATCAATTGTTGGGTTAAAGCTGTGAATACCCTTTTGGATTATACCGATGTATACCAGGTAGGATGCTCTTTCCTCAATGAGGCCATGCTTGATTCCTCTGGAGTTAGAAATGATGAACTAATCCGTCAGATTCATGCAGCTATTGCCGATGTATTAGTACCTCTACAGGAATATACCTATTATATTGAAGTTCCCAAATCTCTGGAGGATTATGAAAAGATAAATGCTTGGGTAACTCCTACTCTTGGAGCTGTGGGTAATTCCAAATATATTGCTTTCTTTGCGGGAGGTATTAAGTACTACAGTGATTCTGGAAGACTTCAGGGATGCGATATCTTAGGTACTATAATGGGATTAGGAGATACTTCAGCTTCCAATTATGGTCCTTGGAAATCATTTGCAGGTATGAATCGTGGGGTTATTTGGGATGGAAATGGTCCTGTATGTCCCAATTATGGTTCACCTTCCCAGTATGAGTATCTGAATATTTTGGCTCAGAATTATGTGAATATGATAGTTGTTAAGGATACGGCTTCTTCAGGGAAGCAGACTATGCTTTGGCATCTATTTACTTCACAGATTAAACAGGATTCCGAAAGGTTCCTCTCTATAGTTAGACTTAATCTTTACCTTAAGAAGACACTTCGTCCTATATTGGAGAATTATCTTGAAGAGCCTAACACTTGGGGAACTTGGAAGAATATTTGGTTGAGAGTTAAGCCTATTCTGGATAACCTTATCGATCAGCAGGCTATGACCGAATATACTTGGATGGGTGATCAGAATGCCACTTCTTATAACGATCTTACCGTTAATAATGAAGCAGATGTAAGGCAAGGTAAATATAAGGTAGTTCTTAAGTATAAGGACGTAGTTCCTATGCAAGAGATCACCATTAATATTACTATAGATGCTGCTTCTCAGACAGTTAACATTAATTCAGATAACGAATAAATCATCTAGTTATGGGAGCAAAAGTTAAAAACCCAAGGAAGAAATTCCTATTTAGTATAAGTTTCCCAAATCACCCCATAAATGCTTATCTTTGTCAAAAGGTAACTGCTCCGGATATTGAGATAGATCAGGTTGCTCATGGTGATATTAACCGGGATGTTAAGACTGCTGGTCGTGTAACAGTGGGTAATATGACTGTAGAGAAACTACTTACTACTTCTGGATCAGATACCTGGATTTGGGATTGGCTTTTTTCTTGCCAAGATATGATTCTTGGTGGAGGATTGGTTCCTTCTGATTATTGGGAAGTAGTAGAGGTTTCGGATCTTGCTGAGGATGGTGTATCAGTTCTTAATGTGCATCATTATGAAGAGGTATGGCCTTGCAAGATTACTGGTCTTGAATGGGATCGTCAAGCATCAGAGAATACCATAGAATCTATAGAATTTTCAGTAGGTACTGTAGATAGATACTAGTCTTCATAATTGATTTGTTAGATTTAGGTTGGATGGGGTGGGTTCCAGTAGTCACTGCGAGCTCACCCTTTTCTTCTGTCTAGCAAATCAATCATTTTATAACAACCTAAAAACAACAAAACAATGGAAAAACAATTTAATTTTAGAACTATGGAGTTCATAGCTCCCTCAGGTTTTAAGTATGTTATTCGTGAACAAAATGGTGAGGATGAGGATATCCTTACAAATCCTAAGGATGCAAGGGATCTCACCAATCTCATCAAGTTTGTTGCATCATTAGTAGTTGATACTAACTATACTAAAAGTGGAAAACTTACTCTAGAGGATGCAAAAAATATGCCCCTATTAGATAAATATTGTATCCTTATCCAGAATAATATTTTTTCACTTGGAGGTAAATTAGAGTTCGATCATACTTTCCAGGATGGAAGTACTTTTACTTTTGAACAGGATCTTAAAGAGTTAGTATTTGAGGATTATACTGAATTTCCTACCGATGAAGAATTAAATGCAAAACCTGATGCAGTTCCCTATTATCCTCTTATGCCTAATGGTGATATAACCAAGATTATGGGCATAACCCATACCCTAGCTTCAGGTAAAGAAGTAAAATTTGATGTGATGACTTCATCATCAGAACAATATATACTTAGATTACCTGAAGAAAAGAGAACTCGAAATGCCGAGCTGATGGCCCGTAATCTTCGGCTTCAGGTAAATGGTAATTGGGAAAAGGTAACTAACTTCCGAAGTTTTAGTATGGCAGATATGAAGGAGCTTCGAAAAATAATCTCTGAAGTAGATCCCGTATTTGCAGGTACAGTAGTTTTGGAAAACCCCCGAGATCCTAATATTAAGGAACTGTATAGTTTGTTGGGGAATCCCGATTTTTTCGGGCTAATGAGCTAAGCTTAGAGGAACAATATTTTCTTTGTTGTCAGGCAAAGTTGAATATCGATTATTACACATTCTTACGTATCCCATGTAGGGTACGTAAGAATTTTGTGTTTATTTCCCAACAAGTAGCTGAGGCTCGAAAGAAAGAATACGAAGAATTACAAAAAACCCTTTAAGATATGGCAAGATTTGGTTCAGGAGTAGTAGATGTGGGAGTAGCCATATCTCTTCAGAATAATTTCTCTAATACGGCTAAGGTAGTTGCTAATGATTATCGTAGATTGATGGGAGAATTAAGTGCCCATTCTCAAATTACGAATAATACGGCAGGAGCTATTGGATCCCAATTATCTCAGATGCTTCAAGGGATGTATCAAGCTTATGACTATTCAGTTGGAGTACAAAGAGAGATTTGGATGACTTCCAAGATAGCAGGAGCATCTGCTCAGCAACAATCCGAGATGATGCAATTAGCTAAGGATATCAACGAACAAACTCCCTTAAGTGCTGCAGACGTAGCATCTGCTATGAGATACTTATCTATGGCAGGTTTTAAAACTGATCAGATTAATCAAATGATCGGTCCAGCTTCTCAATTAGCAACTATTTTGGGAACTCCCGTTGGTGGTAAGGGGGGAGTAGCAGATATGATGACTAATATCATGACTACCTTCAATATCCCCATGTCTCAAACTGCTAGTACAGTAGATGATTTATATACAGCAGTTACTAATGCAAATATTTCTCTTACTGACTTAGCGGATTCTATAAGATACTCAGGGGCAGATGCTAAAAATGCTGGTCTAAATCTTAGACAATTATCTGCAGCTATTGGAGTATTGGGAAATGCTGGTATACAAGGAAGTATGGCTGGTACTGCTATAGGTAATATGTTGAGATATCTCCAACTCTCGGCTTCAGGTGCTAGACCCAAGGCTAATGATTGGTTATATAGAATGGGTCTTGATGCTAAATCATTCTACGATGCTAATGGTAACATGAAGAATTTCGATGAAATTCTTGTTACCTTGGCTCAGCACATGCAAGCCTTACCTGATATATACAAGACTCAGGCTTGGAATCAGATATTCCAGGTTCGAGGTTCTAGAGGTATTAGTGCTATGTTGGATGATATTGTCTCTGGTCAAAGTAAGTATTTCCAGATAATGAACTTATATGATCAGAATCAGGGTATTGTAAACGAGGTAAATGAGGAATTCCAAAAAACTCCTGCGGGAAGATTAGAGGCATTTAAATCATCTATAGAGAACTTGATAGTTACTTTTGGACAAGCTATGAGTGTGATGACTCCTTTTATAAATATGCTCACCGAACTCATAGATGGTATACAATGGATTTTGCAAACTGGCTTTGGGAAATTTATCGCTAATCTTACTCTTATCAGCACTGCTGCTAATCTTCTCCGTATAGGGTTTTTGGTAATAAGGAATTCCCTTAGGATGATGGGTATACGAATATTACCCATCAAAAAGAACATGGCTCAAGCTTCAGTATCTACTACAGGCTGGGTAAATCAAACTAAAATTCTATTAGCTATATTTAATCAGCTAAATTATACCTTACAGACTATCGATTTTAGATTACAGGGGATACTTACTAAAATGATGACCCTTAATAGCGGATTAAGGTTTGCGGGATTTAATCCTCTTACTGGGGGCCCCATGTTTAGGAATGCCAATGGTACTTGGGCTGGTGTTGGACCCTATAAACATTATTTTGGTATGCCACCCTTTATGCCAATGGGTATGGGGATGCCTACGGGAAGTCCTGGAGCAACTGCTACTATGGCATCTAGTTCTTATGGAAGGTATGCTAATTTTAGCAGATCTCAAGTTATTAAAAGAGCTAGAAGTATATATAAAAATGGAGCATATCATGGACAAGTAGCTGTACGTCCTATTATGGATGCTCAGGGTACTATTGTGGACTATAGAAAGTTTCAAGCCAACGGTATAAGTGCTGGTACTGCTTTTAGGGCTAGATCTTTGGGGGCTCTTACTTCTAGTCTTAATGGTTTGAAAACGGTAGGTAGTGGATTATTGGGCTTGTTTGGAGGACCTTGGGGATTAGGTTTAACAGCAGCTATTGGAGTATTAACTTGGTCTTTGAATAATTTAAGCGAGGGTTTAGAACGTCAACAACAATACCGAGAGATGGTAGATAAAAACCTCACCCCAAATCAATCGGCTTGGTTTAGTGCTTTGGTTAAAGCCATAAAAGAAACCTATGGTAATAATACTGCTCAAATGAGATTGGATCTTTCTCTCAATGGTTATGGTATGGGAAGTTTTTTGGATGGGGATACTTTTAATGTAGATGCTAATTCTTTAGGAGATCCTTGGATGGTTTAAAAGTTTACGGTTATGGCAAAGTTTTTAAATAAACTGGCAGAGGAAGTTAGCTCTGTTAGACAAGATATACATGAATATCGTGGTTCAGTTGTGGGTAGATCTGTAAGGGAATTTTATAAACACAGTTCCCTTATAGATGGTGGGGCTCTAGAAAGTGCACAGGAAGTTATAACAGATACTTTTAATGGGTTAACCACTATTACTACTCCCTGGAGAGCTAGGATTACTCGTGATAGGTTAGCTCATGCTTTATACTATGAGCAAAAAGATCCATTAACAGAAGGAGTAAATAGGGCTTTTAATGATGTATCCAATGGTTTAAAAAAGATTGCTTCTATGGGAAAGAAGCAAACCAAGGAGAACAGATCTGAAAGGCAAACTAAAGAAAAGGAAAGAATAGTTGAGAATATCTCTCCCTTTACAGATCGGAATGACCTATTCATTGCAGGTACTTTGATGGGCAGCATTATCACTGAAGGAGATCATATAGAATCTGCTATGTATGATTATAATTCTAATGTAGCTCGAAAGGAGAGTCATAATGCTTATATGTATATTTTAAATACTTCTAGTAAAAGCGATGTAGGTTATGAATATATACCCATTCAGAATACTCCCAGTACATTTGAAGTAAAGCCTGAAACTTCATGGGCTACTTTAAAAAGTTTAGGTAGGAATACACCCTTCTATCAATACATAGGTTCTGAGGATACTATCAGTTTTGAAATATCTTGGTATTGTAACAATTCCTTTAATTTTATGGAAGTATTACATAAATGTAGGTTATTGGAATCTTGGTCTAAGTCTGATGGTTATGGAGCTTCGCCTCCCATACTAAATATTGTTTTGGGAGAGGGTGACACTAAACTTACTCAGATGTTTCAAGGATTCGATTTTATTTTAACCGATGCTTCATATACCTTGAATAATTTACAAAGTTTAGAGGGGTTAATGAGTTATCTTACGGCTGAACGTACTGATCCTCGTGATAAAGTACCAAAATTGAGAAAGCCTATCCACACTAGATTTTTATATCCTTCTACGGCTGTTCAAAAGCTAACTTTTAAACGAGTAAGTACGAGAAATATTACTTGGGAGGATATAATAAGTTCGGATGCTAAAGGTAGTATTACAAAATATAAATATAAGATATGAATATAGAATCTGTGATGAAAACCATTTCCCCCTATAATGGAGCTTATGGTTACCTAGTTAATGGTGTTATGGAATTAGAATCTCCTCATATATTCTATAATGAATCCGATATAATGGGTTCTCATACAGTATTACCAGGAGAAACATTACAACATATAGCTTATAAGTATTTCGGAGATTCTGGTGGATGGTTTAAAATAGCTATGGCTAACAATATATTAAACCCCTTCAAAGAGGTAAAAGATGGTATGATTTTAAAAATACCCTTCTATGAAAAACGAGAGTAAACCTATACTTCATAAAGGAACTGGTACTCCTTATTTGGCTTTGTTCGATAATAAAGGTAATCCTATTAGAGATCCTCAAACAGGAGATTATATCAGTTCTTTTATTAGCTCTTTCAGGCATAAACTTGGAGGAGAAAATTCGGATGAGGATTCTCAATTAGTAGTAAACTTTAATTATAATAATCCAAACCTGATCGATATAGACTCTTTACAAGCTAAAAGGTATATATTTTTTCAGTATGGGTATGTTTTTCCCGATAGAAGTTTTACTAGTGGTCCAGTATATAGTATGAAAATACTGAGGTTTGATATGAATTTATCTCCTTCCGGATGTAATTTTACTTTATATGCTAAGGATACTTCCATAGATTTAAGATATGAAGGTACTTATATCCCCAATGGAGATAATGAGTATACTTTTAAAAAACTAATGGATACAGGTTTTAGCAATGGTACTCAGGATTACCCCGTTATAATACTTAAATTTTAATTGATATGAAAACCATCAATGAATCATGTTATGAATCTTTACACTTTGATAAAAATTCCACCTATAATTCGGGAGGTATTCTATTATACTGTAATGGGTTAGCGGGATTTCCTAAAGTAGAACCTACTGATCCCGAGTTAGTTGAATTGCTAGATACTAATTTAGGTATTAGAGGGAATAACGTATTAAGCCAATTAAAAACTTTGTTTTTAAACTATTCGGGAGGTCCTTGGTTTGTGGATTGTATAAATGGTATGATTGTAATTCATAATCAAGATTTTAAGGACACTCCTCGAGAATCCTATACTTTTATGGGAGAACCTGGTGAGTTGTTAAAGGTAAATATCTCATTACAAGATAAGCGTACTGATAAGAAGAGGACTTCTTTATTAAACCAAACTCAGGATATATTTAATAAGGCTAAATCTGCACTTTCACAATATAAAAAACAGGAAGAAGGTAATAGAAGTCTATCCAGTAAATTAAGGGATCAAACTTTGGGTCAGATTTATGATCCTGTTACGAAAAAACCCATAGGTGAAGTACATTATAATCCTGAAGATTTATTAGCTGAAAATGCTCCCGGTGTAAGTAAAGCTGATAGAATAGAAGTTGGGATGGCTGTAACCGGAGCGGCTAGTAGAAGATTAGCGGCTAATATTAAGGCTAAAGCGATTATGGCTAGGGACGTTAAGAATATAGAATCTAGGTCTGAGATAAACATAAAAGAGTTAGCCGAACTCATAAATACTAGGGGTTCCGATCCTGATATATCAGCTGCTATACAGGATGCTTATGAAAATGGTATGATCACCATCAATGGAGAAGAATATATTATAATGACTCTTGATCCCGAATTAACTGGTAGGAATTTATCTGCGGTTACTTATAATGGCCATTTGGGTGGAGAGACTAATATTCGACAACTAGATAAGAATTCGGTATTTTCTGGAACTATAACTACCATAACTGAAGATAATGCTATTGTAAGGAGTATTTCAAGGAATCGTTATAGTGGAAAAATTACGGAAGTTAATAAAAGCAGTATAAGTCCTACATCTACTGCATCGAATAACTTACATGGTAATCCCAGTATAGTTTATAATAGAGGTTATAAATTTCAAGGGGCTATTAAGGCATCACCTGTAGGAGTATTTAGACGGGATGAATTCAGGCAATTAACCGCTAATTATAATCCTACCGCGGCTGCTATTGTAAAATTTAGTAACGTATTGGATAGGTTAGAGAATACTATGAAGAATATCCTTAACCATAAAAGGGAAAAGGAACTAGTTTGTAGTATAACTGTAGTGGGTAAACCCACTTTAGTATATAATCGAAATATTGATATATTGAATATATCACGTAAATATTCCGGTACGTGGCATATTAGGGAAGTAGTACATACTCTTGATGTTAAACAGGGTTATACTACTTCAGCTGATTTAACTTTTGTAAAAGCTAAAGATCCTATAGTAAAATGAATGGTTTAGATTTATTATTCGATAATGGTATAGAGGCTATAGGTAGATTCTATTCTTACTATCAAGGTAATGTATTAGAAGTAGACAAATACCCTCTACTAAAAATAGAAGTAGTATCTTTGGGATATACTTTATCTACCGTAAGCCTATTAGGTTGGAGAGGTAATGGTTGGGGTACTAAAGGTATAACTCCTCAAGTAGGAGATAGTGTATGGGTTATATTTTTAAATGGAGATGTAGCTAATCCCTACTGGTTACCAGATGGTACTTGGAGAAAGCCACAAGAATTACCTCTAGAATTAATGCCCGAAGAAGTTTTTGGAGTAGTTACCCCTAGAGGTAATTCCTTATATATGAATGATAAAACAGGAGATATTCATATAAATACTCAAGGTACTGTATATGTAGATAGTGAGAGTAATATTATATTTAATCAAGGAAAGAAGGGAGGTTTAATAAATATCTTAGACCTTACTAATAAACTTAATAATTTAGTCCAGGAAGTAAACCAGTTAAGATCTTTATTCAATATACATACCCACTATGGAGTACAACCTGGTTCTGGTTTAACGGGTAATCCCTCTTCATCCATGAATAAGTCCATCACTAGATTTGATTCCTCAGATTATGAGGATACAAAAGTTAAACATTAAATAAACTAAAGATGGAAACACAGAGAAATTTAATTGGTAATGGAGTTTTATTCCCTATAAAACTTACCAATAGTGATAATGGTGTAGGATGGTATCCTGTAAAGGAGGATCCTAATCTAATAAAACACAATCTTATTACCTTGATAAGTTATAATATAGGTAGTAGATTTAGGCAAGAATACTACGGTACTAAAATATGGAGTTTATTAGAAGAACCTGCTTTACCCATTCTATTCTATTTGGCCAATAAGTTTATATCCGAGAGTATAGATACTTGGGAACCTCGTATATCCTTCTCTAATATAAGTGGATCTTTGGAGGGTGATAGAATTGTATTGAACCTTAGTTATATCCTTAGTGGCACTACTACTGTAGAAAATCTGAAATTAGAATTTAATAACTTAAACACTTAACATCATGGCATTCTTAAATAAATGGTTGGAACCATATCAGAGATCATTTATCAGTATTAAGAGTAAATTACTTTTAGAACTTGATAATATCAAGGATGATGAAGGTAAACCCTTGATTACGGATAAATCCGAAGGGAACATTTTAGTACTTTTAATCTCGATGTTTTCAGCAATAGCTGAAGTATTACATTTTTATATTGATAGAGTTGGAGAAGAGAGTTTTCTTGGTACAGCTAACCGTAGAGAATCTCTAGTCCGTCATGCTAACTCAGTAGATTATAATTTAAAGAGTTATAACCCCGCTACAGTAGATGTAATACTATCTCGAGAAGATACCTCTTCTACGGTGATATTATCTTCTACTACTGTTCTAGAAGATTCTCAAGGATTGCCTTGGAAATTAATCAGAGATGAGGTGTTCCCTAAAGATGCCTCTTTAAAAACCATAAGTTTAATCCAGGTATCAGATTTAGTTTCTAAACAAATCCCCATAGAGGATATTGATGATGAGGGTAATTTAATTGTAGAGGGTTTTTCTAATGAATATTATTATGCAGAAGGTACTATGTCTTTGAGTATCTCTGGAGAAACCTATACATTAGTAGATAGTTTTAGTAAGGCCAAATCTACTGATACCGTGTTCAAAGTTACTCCTCTTAATAATACTTCGGTATTAGTTACTTTTGGAGATGGTCAATTTGGTAAAAAACCTTCCACTACGGGAACTATATTCTGTACATATCGAGTTACTAGTGGTTCTAGAGGTAATATCCCCGTAGGAACTTTAGATATTACTTGGCCTAATCATTCAGATATCCAAATAAAGAATGTTACTCCTGGTAGTGGAGGTTTTAATATAGAGAATGGGGAAGTTTTACGCAACAGGATATCGGCTTCTATAAAGACTTTGGATGTTGCTATATCTAAAGAGGATTTTAGAGACTTGGCTTTAACTCGTCCAGGAGTAGGTCAAGCTGCTATAGAATATGAGTGTGGTAGAAAACTTAATATTTATATAGCTACTACCGAAGGTAATGTTCCTAGTAAAGGATTATGTTCAGATGTAAAAAATTATATTCAACAGCATTGTCCTCTGACTACTTGGCTGGATGTTAAACCTGTAGGAATTACTCCTATTGTATTAGAGGTTAATATTACAGGTAAGAAATCTTATAAGAAAGATTATATACAAAATCAAGTAATTCTAGCACTTAATAATAGATATTCTGCTGGCAATACTAAAATAAACGAGGCAGTAAGATTATCCGATATATATGCACTTATAGATAATCTGGAATCGGTAGATTACCTTACCATCTCTAAATTTTATTTAGTGCCTTGGCCTAAAAGGTTAAGTGGAGGTTCACAATTAAATATAGGGACTTACACTTTAACTAAATGTAACAATCCTCAAGAATATATCCTGGTAAAAACTCGCTATAGTTGGGCAGTATATTCCAAGTATAATAATACAACTAACTTACAGTTAAGTACCGGTAATGATATTAAAGTAGAGGATAAAAACAATGGTAACTCATTTACTATAGCTTTTGACCCAACTACTGAATTACCCTCTGAAGGATCTAGGTATTCTATTTATATAACTTGGGGAAATGCTACTACCCAAGATCCTGGATTTAATCTTCCTGTGATAGATACTTCTTCTAATAATGTTACCTTAAATATAACAGAAACCTTATGATGGATCTTAAAAAACTTATAGATCTCTTACCATATTACTTTAAGGAAAACGATACTTATAAGGATTCTAATGGTAAGGGCATCTTAGAGCGTTTTCTAGAGATTTGTGGAGGATACTTTGAAGATCAAGTAGTGTCTAACACTGAGTCTTTACTAGAAAATTTAGATGTAGAGAAATGCCCAGAACATTTCCTACAATATTTTTGGGAATGGTTCGGATGTATACCTTATGCCGAGGGAGAATTTATTGACCCTAACAAATGGGCTCAATATTACAATGGCTTTGATTCCAAAGAGGAATATGAAGCTAAGAAGTATCACTGGATATACCAGAATGCTAAGGATCCTCTGAATCTTTCTATGGATACTAAAAGAAGGATCCTTAAGTATGCTATCTCCTTATTGAAGTGCCGAGGTTCAAGGATATTCTTCGAAACTATGTTTAGGCTTTATGGTATAGAATTATACGAAGATATAATCAATGGTATAGAAACTGGAGAGGTACAAGATGGTACTAGAGACATTATTTTCGATGACCAAGATTATACCCAGTTCGATATAAACCACTTTGATAAGGAAAGATTCTGTACTCAATGTATACCTGTATATTTCAAAATCAAATACAATGGGTCAGGAGATAAAGATTCGGAGGAGTTTAGGAATTTTGTTAATGCAGTAACTAATTTCATAAACAAGTATATACCTTTTAATGCTCATCCAATTATTAAATTCTATGATGGAGATACGGGTAGTTCTATAGACTATAATAAGATCTTTTACATTAGAGTAACCAATTTGGTTAATGGAGAAAGTATCTTATCTTCTTCCCGGGTAGATTCCGAGGGTACTTCTAAAAATAACATTTTGACAATAAATCCCATTATTATAGGTTCTACTAAAATTCGCTATAAAGTGGATGTTTGGTCAGAAGAAGATCCTACAGGAGAAAATTCTACATGGGCATTCTACGATGATTTAAATATTATTAATTGGGAAGGAGTAGTTATAGGTCAACAATTTAAAACTAATAAACAGGGGATTTTCACATTTACTTCGGAGGATTCTCGTAGGGTTATATATAATGTACAATCCTTACAAGCTCTTAAAGCTCAAGATACTAATGTACAACTTATAGCTTCCGTTAGCATCCTACCCGGAGAGGATATCAAACAACCTAGTTATCAATATGTAAGGTATGAATGGTTAACCAAAGTAGTTACTCAAGAGGGTAAAGAGATATATAATCCATCTTCTATAAATGTGAATGATAGGTTTTATATAAGAACCATAAAATTTTCTAGGAATGAACAGGGTGTATTAGAGATAGATTATAAACCTGCCGTAGAGGTAATACCAGTACCTTTGGACACTCAGATGATAGTAAACCTTCCTTCAGGAGAATGGAGAGAAATTACTAACTTAGTTCCAGGAGAATATTATTTAGGTATAGAGGGTACTAACTATGGTTCATGGATAAAGATAACCGAGGATAGTTTTAATTTCTTGGTTACTTGTACTCCTGATAAACAATCCGTAAATTTTGCTTCAGAAGCTGAACGAGTATTAATCACTATCATTCCTGAAAATGTAAAAGAAGGTACTGATGCTTATAATCGAGCTATGAACATGATAAATGGTAAGAATGTTCTTTATAGTAAGAAGGATAATCTTACCTTTACGTATAGGGAGGGTGGTTATTACTATACTTCAGGTAGAATTAAAGATTTTGGTATATATGATTTTACCTGTACTCTTAACAGGGCTAATATAAGAGAAGTACAGCCCTACATGGGTAGATTCTTTATAAATCGTGCCAGTACTTTTAATACTTGGGCTAATATAGATTCTATTACTCCTAATCCCTTAGATTTAACTCCCACTGATGATAACCCTAATCCTAATAGGATATTAACCATAAGAGTATCTAAGTCTACTGGATTAGATAGTGAAAATATAATTAGTGGAGAGATATATGTAACCGTTCATTGTGATTTAGATAAACCTAATGAATATACTTACGGAGACAAATGGTTTAATCAATATGCGGGCAATAGAGTAAGGCCTGGGTATTACCGATTCACAGGTATACAGGAATTACAGGATATAAATCATGGTATATTTTCATTAGAAGTACCTTTTGTTCAATATGAAGAATTAGGTGAATCTGGAGAAAAACTTCGGGATAATGCTTATAAGGGTTATTTGGAAATAGAATTTAGGTACAATTCTTCCAATGGGATCCATATCTCTGATCCTTTAGATGCTTATGTTACTTATAACCCAAGTGCAATCTATACACCAGAGTTTATTTCCATTATCCCTAAGAATTTAATTGAAAGGAATTGGTATGATTACAACAGCGGAAAAGAAATAAACTGGAGTCAAAAATACCAGGGTACTCCAGAAACTGAAAACCATCCCTGTGTTGGTCAGGTAATATATCAAAAAACTCCCGATAATAGTGAAGCTGTATTTAGAATATATGGAGCTGACTTAACATCTTATACACTAGTTACAGAAGATGGTATCACTACTGAAGTAGAAGATATAGATGCTAAAGAGATACATTTAAAAGAAGTAGGTACTTATACTTTTAATACTACTTTCCGAGAAAATCCTCTAGAACTTCCTTCGGAAGGAAATAACTGGAAGGATATCATTGTAGTTGTTAAAGACTTTGTACCTACAACAAATATCTCTTGTTATCCTACACAGGAGATTATAGATAATGGGCCTTACCAAAATGGTACTATTCAGGAGATAAATTTGGTACTTACTCCAGATAACCCTCGGTATTCTCATAAGGTAGTTATTTTTGATGGTGTTTATGTAAATGAAAGTGGAGGCTTATCTTTTAATGAAGGTGTAACTCCTACTTCTAAAATATACGAAGCTTCGATGGCATTAACTAATATTGCCATACTAAATAAACCTGGAGCGGTAATTTGTTGGGAAGGTAATTTCAAGACTCAACGAGAAAATTATACTTTGGAGGATTGGGTTAATAATCGTAAGGATGATTGGGTACTAGGAGTTAATTATTGTACCTATAATTTTAACGATAAGAATGGTTTGATACATAGTATAGAGGTTAATCCCGAAACGGATTATATTAACCTAGAAAAATCCACGGCTTCTACTACAGCTATATTAAGGGACTCCTCTGGAAATATACTTAGTGGGGATGATTATTTAATACGAGCTGTATATAAGTTTAACCTCGAGGGAGTATCGGGAGTTCAAGAAAAAACTCTTATACAAGCTTCACCTTTTGAATTCGAAATAGATTTTATACCTCTGGATAATAAGGTAGAATTCTATGCAGAGGGTAATAGTGAATTAGATCCAGCTGTATTTAACATTACCGATGTAAAACCAAAAGTTGGAAGTATTCACATAGTTACTCCTGATGTTACAGAAGTAAGTCCTTGGACTGGACCTCATGAATTAGAGTTTCAGATTTTAGATAGTAACGGTAATAATATATCCAACGGACAGTTTACCCCAGCATATCTAAGGTCAGTATTGACTGTAAAAGATTCTCAAGGAAAGTTATATGATCCTGATGCCGGCTACCGTATAGAAAAGGGTTCTAACAGTTGGATCCTGATATTTTATAATCCCCCTATTTGGGAAGCTACGGGTAGTATTACTATATCTATGGAAGGATCTGAGGGTACTTGGCATTATACTTCTAAAGAGCCTATAGTTCCTAGTGAATTAGAATTATATGATTTAGGAGTTGGTCAAAACGAAACTTATATACCTGGAAGTTGGATTTGTAAATTTAAGATTAAACAATCCGATGGCAGTTATATGAGTTATTCAGATTTTCTTCTGAATGGTAATAAGGGTATCTTATATATTAATGGTAAAGCCATTACATCTATAGATTATAATCCAGGAGAAACTGATTATGACCATTTCTATATGGAAAGTAGTTCTGATGGAAATGGTATATTGTATTTTAATCTTAGTGAAAGCCCCTCTCAGATATACTGGGAATGGAATAACCTAAGATCTAATACTCTTACAGCTGAGGGTGAACCCGAGGTAACTTCTTATAAGACTTTAGGTATACTAGTAGGCGCAGAAGCTTCTGGTGTATTAGGAGGTAATCTTAATGAAATGCCTTGGCAATTTCCTGATCAGGGAGTTAGAAAAGAAGTAACTTTACCAGTATGGGCAAGTCCTAGTACAGATAATAGTGGTTGGTTACATGGTCCATTCTTCATATGTGTATTGGAGGTATTTACCGATGGTCGTTTTGAAGCTAGGCCAACAGATACTTTTGAAATGATCTCGGATAATAGTGAAGGCTTCTTACTTACTACTTTTGATAAACCCAGTCCAGAAGCTGGTATGATTGCAGTAGTTAAGGATAAACCTATGAATTGGGGAGAGGAAGGTGGAACTTTTGCTACACTATGGGATAAAGCCTTATACATTTCTAGAGAGTATGAGTTTAAAGTATCAGGTCAATCTAAAGGTGTTTTATTAGTAAAGGCTTCTAATGAAGATCAAGAACCCTTTACTATAAATGATTTGATTATTACCTTTGGAGTAAACTCTTCTTTCTCGGGAGATCATAAGGATACTTTTAAATATGGTATAACCTTTGATATGGACTTGCAGACTAAGGATGGCTTCTCAGTTTCGGGTACTTTCCAATTATCTCGAAAGGATGATGGGTCTTTTGAAAGTGTAACTCATGAATATACCTTTGATAGGCAGGGATCTAAGTTTGATTTCAGTATACTTAAGTCTAGTGTAATCCATTACTTATATTCAAGTGGTCAAAATACTCAACCTGAGACTGGATGTAACTTCGAACTTCAAATAGGATCTATCAATGATACTTGTGAAGTTATTACTGGAGGAGATAATTCCTCTGTGGCTTACTTAAAGCCCAATGATTGGTATACTACTAAGGAATATCCCTTAGTATCTGATCGTAACTTCAGTGTGGAGATTAATAAGTCTGGAGATATACATCTTTATCTACAATTAACGTTATCTAATTAAGAATGATTAATTTATTTCTTCTTCAATCTGGTGTAACCGATGCTACACTAGAAGTAGCTCAAAATATCCACGAATATGGCATTGCAGTAGTAATCTGCAGCCTATTCGTGGTATTATCTGCAGCTCTGATGATAACCTGTTTTAAATGGTTTAAGTCTATCATAGAGCAAATTATGAGTAATTATTCTGTACAGTTATCCAAACTGTATGAAGTCTCTAATCGTAATGGTGAAGTTTTAGTGGATATTGCAGAAGGTTTAGTATCTGAAACTATACTGAGAACAAAGACTATATGTGAATCCTTGTTAGATACGGCTTTTCTCAAGAGTAAGGATTTAGTACCTCGAGTAATTGAAGAAAACAATATTCAAGATAAAGAAGCTACTAAAAAGAAAGTAATGGTACTTATATCTAATATATTTGAGGATGTATATACCAAAGCTAATTACTTTACTTTTAAGGGGAAACCCTTATCTCATTATATGGATAAAGAATCTTGGGTTAAACTGGTATCAGAAGCGGTATATAATGAGATATACCTTAAAGTAAATTCCGATAGAACTTATACCAATGTTAAGATGATCTATGATAATATAGAACTAGAGATATTCCATAACATTAACAATATTAAAAGAAGATGAGTCAGAAAACTTTATTTGGATACCAATCGGTAATAAGATCTTCCGAGGTATCTCGGGCAATATCAATACCTCCCGGAGTAGGCCCAATTTTTGGATATGGTTCAGGAGTAGTAGATAACTCTACTGGAGTTTGGAAAGTTCTAATATATCCAAATTATTATGGAGATACCAATGCTGCAGAAGGAGTTATACAAGTTAAAGATACTAACTATAAACGTACTGCAGATAAATACATTAGGCCTATAATTAGAGATTTGGTAAATTCCCATAATATTCAAGTTGAAAGTGAAACTATAAACAACCAGGGTCAATCTAATAATCAAGGTTCATCCGGTATTGCTAAGTTTGGTTTAATTACTAGGGATGGTCATCTCTTATATGATGATACTGATCATATAGAGGTAGAGATTTTAAATGCCGACACCTTTGGTAATAACGGTCCTGCTGAAGTAGCTGTTTTCGCTATACACAATAATATTGAGGAAAATGTAGAAAGTGAAGTTACTTATATGGCTTTTCCCAATATTAATGCGGGATCCAAGCCAGAGGGAACTTATTCCGGTATTTCTAGTGATTACTCAGGTATTAAAACTTTCTATGATTTATTCAGGGTATCTGCTGATGCTTATACTTACAAGGATATATCTGAGCCTAATTTTGGTTTAGATAATATTGCTTCTGAAACTAATAATTTTGGGGATTTGAAGTTAAATTACTCTAAACTATTGGGTTATGTAAGAAGTATATTGGGAAATGCTGTTACCATACCTATAGATGGTCCTGATGTTACTCTAGTAGGAGTCTATGGAGTAGGTAATTACCAAGATGAAGATGGTAATACTCAATTAGAATCCTTCTCCATAGTTCCCTATGGAGGTAAATGGCCATATGATATACCCTTTAGTTTGGCTATGTTAAACGGGATAGCTAAAAACTTTAATTTCCTTAGAGGTTTAATGGAGGGATTCCCCTTTACTGAAACCAATGGAGGTACCGTATATAATAATATTAAGGGATATATCGATGATAAGATTTCTGAGATAGCTAATTCTTTACAATCACAACATAGTGCTTTAATACCTTCTGGGTTAATCTGTTTATGGGATAATGCCGATAATATACCTGAAGGATGGTCTGTATACAATGATGCTGGAGGTAGAATAGTTATTGGTTTTGTATCGGGTAATGGATTGACCTTAGGTACAGGACAAGTTCAAATACAAAGCCCCGGACAAACTTATGGTACGGGTAGTGATGATGATTGGAAATTAGTTATAAAAGGTACCGATCTCCCAGCTCATACTCATGCAATAGCGGTATTTCCATGGGGAATGGAAGATGATGGTTCAGCTTCTAGTAGTAGAGATAACTTTATTCCTGCTGATTGGTCTGCCTATAATTTTACTTCAAGTGTTACTAGTGGGGGAGGATGGAAGAACAACAGTATGTCTCAAACATCTTGGGATTCAGCTAGACTTAAGGGTAATGCCTTTGGAACTAGTAAGAACTTAACTAAAGAACTTTCTAATACTAATGTAGAGAATCTTCTTCAAACTAAGGATGAGATTACTTTAAATAAAGCTTTCCCAATGATTGCCTTGATATATATTAAGAAAGATTGATTATGAGAAAAGAGGATCCTATTTTATAAGGATCCTCTTTTTGTGTTTAATAATGTAGTTCTTTTTTGGCTTTATCTAACCAAAATTCTATATCCTCTTTTAGTTCGGTAAAGTATCTGATAGAATTCCTGGTTTTAGGCATATTAAAGAAATCCACTAAAATTAAATTAGTTACTCTAGCTCCATCCTTAATCTGCTCTTTTATATAAGGGGGAGGTGTAACTGTTACTTCCCAAACTAATTTAGCATCTGTATTTAGATGTTCCATCATATAATCATTTAACATCTTCCACATTTCATTGTGAGCAGTAACTTCCTCAGTATCATCCTCTAACTCTTTACTATCATCAAATAAATCTTCTAATCGACATTGATTTTGATAATAGGATGCTCGTTCAGTATAGGCATATCTAAGTAATTTACTTTTATAAGTACTAAGGGAGGCAAGGATCTGGGCTTTTAAATGTTCCTCTGTATCGGTCCCATAATATTTATTAAATACAAATAACATTTTATCCCAAAAATAGGACTGTATAATGTCTGGAGTGAGATCA